GTTCAAGTAAATTGGCTAGTATAGGACTACCTCCACCTGCATATACTCCATATGGAGAATACCCAGTTTCATCAAAAGTAACTGGTGTATTTTTTAAATAAAATATAATTTCTTCTAAATTTTTTTCATCTAAAACATCTTCTATAACGTAAACTTTATCCACATTACTCATGTTATCTCAATTCAGTAATTGTATAAAAAGATGGAGTTGTATATCTTTCTCCGGAAATAAGCGGCTTAACTCCATGTAGATAATTTATATCTCCGGGATGAGCAACGGCTAATCCTGGATTAGGCTTTACTACCAAATCATGATCTGGGTAATACAATTCTCCTCCTTCAAAATCATCATTATAGTAAAATAAAGAATTTATATCATAGGTTGGAAAAGGATTTGGTCTTCCATCATTTGTCTGCTTGTCTGCATGTGGTCTCTGTTCCATTCCAGGACGCCACTTAATTATCACCGGAGGCCTAGTTGACAAACCTACGTTAAAAGACGTCTCTAAATATTGTTTCATTTTTAAAATATATTTATCAATAATATTATAAACTTGAATATTAATTTTATGAAGAATATCCCAACTGCACTGTCTGTCAGCCCAGTAGGAAGCATCATATATACAAGTGCCGTCATCGGCATATTGGTTCTCTCCAGCATCCATCCATTCGTTGATAGTAGGTAAAAATTTTTGAATTATTTTAATATCTTCTAATTCAATAAAGTTATTGATAATCTTTATATTACTTTTTGATGAACCAAAATGTCCAGGTTCTACAAGCGATTTTTCTTCCATTTTTATCCTACTTACGAAATACCAAGTTGCGTTGCTCGCCTTACAGTGATATAGTATATCGTTAAACCTAGTAGGTAATCAATTTTGATTTGGAGAATAAATTGGAAATTTATAACGTAGACGATCCTAAGCTTGGAATAATTTTGTACAGAAAAGCTGTGCCCGACGATTTAAATATACCGACAAGGTTGGAAGAGACACTTGCCAATAGCGATCACGAATACTATAAATGGAATGAAGCTATGGTTGGACACAACACTAGTATGCCAGACTATAGAGACTGTTTTGACCTAAAGGTTGGGCCAAAACATTGGTCAACTCTACCTGAAAAGTTCTCCGCCATTAAAGAAGTATACGAAGATTATAACGAGGTTTTAGACAAGTGTTTAGCCGACTATGAATCTAGATACAATTTTAAAATGGAATTTATGGAGGCGATTAACTTCATTAAGTATAATCCAGGTCAACACTTTCAAGTTCATACCGATTCTGGCTTTTCTTACTTCTGCACACTCTCTTCAGTAGGCTGGTTTAATGACGACTACGAAGGGGGAGAGTTATGGTTTCCTTATATTAATTTAAAATTTAAACCACAAAAAGGTGACGTCTTATTCTTTCCATCTAATTACATTTTTGCACATGCATCAATGGAAGTAACTAGCGGCATTAAATATAGTGCAGTTACAATGTATAACTATAATGAGATAGGACAGTCAAATACTTTGGCTACTTCAGCTTCAACTGCAGCCTCTCCACTTTTGTCAAAGGCTAAATAGTTTTTATAAAAATGACAAAACTAACCTTAACAAGAACCCATCAAAATCCTCCTGAGATAAAGCAGTCAAGATTAAAAAGAGACTGGATGGATGATACCTACAATAAGCATGCCTATAAGTGTCTACCAATGTCAGCAGCTAACGTTAATGGCTGGGAGATGGTATTGCAGCAAGATGTTGTGGTTCAATGGGATGGTGGCAATACACCGCCCAGAGTTTTAGAGGGTGAATTTTTAAATGGAAGACCTGTTGTAATTCCATCAATTATAGGAATTATATCATTTGCTACCGGGTGGGCCATAAACACAGAAGAAGGTTATGACACCTGGATCACTGGGTCTCCTAATTATTTTGTAGATGGAGCAGTTCCACTTTCTGCAACAATACCAAGCTTTTGGTGGCCAGATGAATTCAATATGAATTGGAAGATAACCAAGGTCGGAGAGCCAGTTACATTTAAAGCCGGAATGCCGTTTATGTTCTTCAACATATATAAAAATGACCTACTTTCCAGTGTTGAGATAGAAGTAGAAAATCTTTGGGACAAACAAGACCTAATGGACCAAAGACAATCTTATGGTGACGCCAAAATGAAAAAGAACCAAGAGCAACCATGGACTTGGATGAATGGGATTAGGTCTGGATTAAACGAAAAAAATGAAAGAATTGGTCCTAGAACTGAGGGCCTACTTAAGCTAAGCGAACCCAAAAAACTTGATTAATCACAGCAGTTTCATTACTATATGGTTGTGACTTAGTTGATTATGCTAAATTCTAAGATTTGAGGAAGTATGAATTTTAATTTTGACAAAAATTTAAAAATAGAAATTATAGAAGAAGCTATCAAAAAAAATGAGATAGATTTATATAGAGCTATTGTTATGGGTGGATATATTGTTGAAGATTTCGATCCTGAAGATTTTGAGCCAGATACAGAAACTATTACTGATGTTGATATCCAAAGCCTTCTTGCCAAAAGAGATAAATTCATTCTAAAGTTAGAAGAATTAAAGTTATAAAATATGGAGTTCTTATTAAATAATCAAGAAAAAATTGAAGCAATTAATGTTTCAATTAAAGAATTTGAAAAAAGTTTAATATTAAGACTAGCTGCTATAGACATAGATTTTGAAGATTTTAACCCAGATCAATTTCGTTCTGAAGCAGATCCAGAAAAAGGTTCTCACGCTGGTATAGTTGAAATTATTAATAAGATAGAATATCTTCAGAGTAAAAAAGAAAACTTAGTGTAATTATATGATATAATATTTTTATGGATAATATCGTCAGTTTAAACAAAGAGTACAGCTTTTTGTATACTGAATTTATTGATAAAAATATCTATATCTTACCTAAAAATGAATTCTTTCCAGAAAACAAAACATTTGTTTTTATAGGAAAAATGAAATTTAAATACAAAATTAAAAGAATACAACCGGTGTCCACCACTAGTGATGGGCATCTTTTTTGTTTTACTCCTAAGATTTTAGGAACTTATCACTTAGAAGTCTATGAAGGTAAAGATCTTCTAGATACTTTAAAAATAGAGGTAATATAATGTATCAACTTACTGCGATAGATTATGAGTTTTATAAAGACATAGACAACCATAGTTCTGTAGTTGGAAATATATGTATATTATCAAACAAAAGTGGCAAAAGAATAAAAGATCAGATTCTAAAAAATATAGAAAAAAACATCAACTCAAGCATAATTCACAGTCATAAAATAGTCCCAAGTACAACGTTTAAAGACTATCCTTTTTTTATAAAAGATAAAAATTTAAATATAAAAGATCACATTTATGAACACTTTTCTGACAAATCAGATATTAAAAGTAGTTTAATATATAGAGATATTATTTCATCTGCTCTAGACCCTGATGCACCGCTATGGGATATTCACATAATATACGGAATAAATGAACAAGATGACACCGCAATCATAAGAAGATATCACCACTGCTTGGGTGATTCAGATGCTCATCAAAATGTTCATAACATTATTTTTGACAATTATTCTGGCAAAAAAATAAAGAGCAACAAAAAAATAAATAAGTTAAATTCTTTTTTTAACCATTTTTATAAACTAATTAAAAGTTATTTAATTTTAATTTATGGTTTTATTTTTAAAATAAACCACTGCAATGAGTCTTATAAGATTGATAAGAAGCAAATACATAAAGGTCAATTTAGACTTAAAAAGCATAAGCAAAATAATATAAGCTTTTTTTCGCATGATATTTCTAGTTTAAAAAACAACTTAAAGAAAAATGATGTAACTATCCTAGAGATGTGCATGTACATTACATCATCAATCTATAAGCAGCTACTGCCTACTTCTGAAGATAAAACAATCTTAACAATGTTTCCAATTTCATATAGAAAAAGAAAACATCCCAACTGCAATAACATGGCTACAGCAGCAAAAATTAATCTTCATTTAGACGAAAAAGATAGTCATAAAAGATTAATTAAAATTAAAAAAGAATTAAGAAATAAAATAATAATTCTTAAAAAAGGTCCACATGTAGTTTATGATAGAGCTTTTGGTGTCGATCCTAGGATAAGTAAGTTTAAAAGAAATTGGGATATATTCAATAAAGCTAATTGGCACGATAGAAAAAAAATATATAAAAAAGACGATTCTTTACCAATGATATCTACAACAACTTCTTTTAAGAAGAACAAAGACGATGTCGGACTATTGTCAGATGACTATGTAAAAGAAGTCTACAATTTTAGCACTATAAGCAAGACAGTATTTTCTACAGGGTGCTCTATCTCGTATAGATTATATGGAGACAAGTTAAATATTGGAGTAATTTATTCTGAAGACTTGTATTCAGATAGTCAGATTTTTAAAACTTTATTTGAAAAATCTATAGAAGAATTTAAAAAAGTTTGTGATTAATATGAATTTACAAGAAGATTATTCAGAATTTTTAGAAATAACATTAAAGTCAAAAGATGATCAATATAAATATTTTGATGAAAAAAAACAAAAAGAACCAATATTTAAAATAAAAAATGATCATTGGATAGTGTCTAGATATGATGACATTAATACAATATTAAGAAGTGATAGCTTTTTAAGAATGACTGACCCCAACGAAAATGATCCTGTTAGATCACTTTTGGATTTAGATTTTGAAGATCATAGCAAATATAGAAAAATGTTAAATCAAGTTTTTAACTCATCTTTAGTTAAAAAATTAAAGATAGAACAAAAGGTTGAAGAAAATTTAAAACAAATAAAGAGCAAAGAAATAATAGACGTAGTTAAAGATATAGCGGTACCAGTTCCTCTCCAGGTGATAATGGAAATACTAGGTGCACCCATGCCGCAAGAAGAAGAAGCTTTATTAATCAAAAGCTGGGCTAGTAATATATTTAATTCAGTTGGTGTTCACATAACCAGAAGTGGCTACAAGCAGTACATAGAGGATATGGAAAGTTTGTGTACATATTTGATTAATGTAATATTTAGTGATAAATACAAAAAACAAGATGGATTAATTAACTATTTAAAAAATTATTATATTGATGGCAAAAAAATAACCAACCAAGAAATCTTGTCGATATGTGCGTTGATATTTGTTGCTGGCTTTGAGACAAATGTTGGCTCAATAACCTCTTCTATCTTTAGTATTGCTCAAGATGAAGAGCTTTTATCTAATTTTCAAAATCTGCAAATTCAAGATAAAACATCTCAAATTTCGGATGAGCTGATAAGACACTCTTCTAGTGTTTGCTATGCAGCAAGAAGGGTTGGCCAAGACTATGTGTTTTACCAAGATTCAGATAATCCGGTATTTTTATCAGAAGGTGATTTCGTCCTTGCACACCTAGAATCTGGCAATAGAGATTCTATGATATTTGAAAGTCCACATGATATAATTCTAGACAGACACAATTCAAATAAGCATCTAGGTTTCGGGGTTGGGGTGCACTACTGTTTGGGAGCCATGCTAGCCAGAGCAGAAGTGTCTCCAGTGGTTGATTACTTTTTTAAAAATGTTAAAAATCCAAGAATTACTGGAAACCCGGTAAGACATCCCAGTTATGCTATTAATGGCTTTTCTGAGTTATGTGTGACGACAGGTTGACAATGTTACTATTATCCTGTAGGCAATGAGATATGCAGGTAGGTTTCTAATGGCTCAAGCAAAAGAATCTTTAATTTATTTTAAAGAAAGATTAATTTACGAACTAGCAATTTCTTTAGGACTAAATCTCGACACTCTTGATTCTATAGATATACCAGATTTTGAAGATCCATTGTATAATATATATCTTACCCTTAGTGTAAACTTAAGCATTTTAAATGCCATGAAAGAAGCGTAAAATGAATAAAGAAATAAATGAAAATTTTATTATGAAAGAAGCTCTAGACAAAGAAGTCGATGAGATAAAAATGGACGATCTTAGATTTTCTTGCGCGGTGCTCGATGGAGCAAATACTCCCGTTCAGGCTACAAGCTCTTTCCCTGAAGATGAGGATTTAAACTAAAATGAAATACAATCAAACATCTCGTAAAGCTTACCTAGAAGATCAACTAAGAGGCATATTTACTCTTTTGGGAATTGATGAAGAAGAAATGTCGGATATAACTTTTAAAAAAATTAGAGTTAAACTAAATCAGGTTTACCCCCTTGCTGTCCTGCCAAGCAATGCCTTAGACTACCCTTCGAACGAAGCCCTTGCTAGAGACAGAAAAAGAATAATGAATAACTCTAGACATATACTGTACGAATTGAATGCTATAAGAAATAGAGAAGAAAATGGCAACTGAACAAAGCTTTATATCAACTTCAATAAAAGCCAATAAATTAAGCAATACTTTATTTGGTAATTTGATCACACAAGAAAAAATGAAAGACTACTGCAGCCTGGTATTAAGCCATGAAGTGGAATACTTGAATCTTGACAGAGGCGTACAGAGCATAGGCGTCTTGCCAAGTGATATACATAATTATGAGAATTTGGTAGCTTACGATAATACTTCTAATGATGGAACTGAATCATACCCATATCACGCAGTTACTGCAAGATCTATGCAGCTAGAAATGGCCATTATGTTGAATAAGCCTTCTAGCTTACTTTTCTACAATGCTTCATTTTGGTCCTACCCTGTTGATTATCTAGAAAGCTTGCCAGTAGAAACAATATATGTTCCAAATGACGAAGATCTTTATAGAGCAGAAAATGTATATTTAAACAGAGAAGTTGATGTTGAAGTAGTTGAAAAAGCAGATTTAGATGATGGAATAATTCCAGATGGCGTAGATATGATCTGCATAAACGGAGTTAATCTTTCTAGTCAATTTGATCACACTTTAATATCTAAGTTTTTTGAAAAACTGCCTGTAGGCGGTGTTATCTTTATAGATAATAATAATGATTTTTTGTCATACTATTTAAACAAAAGCGACACAAAAGCAGAGAATATGTCTAATCCATTATATGATCTGAATATCGCCATCAATGGCTTAGAAGACGCTTTGGTCTACCACATGCCGACTTCAATAGGGTTTACAGTAATAATTAAACAATAGAGCATTTAATATGATCGTTGTATACGACTTCATAAAAAAAATAAGATCTTATGTGATATAATAGTTGCTATGGTCCAATCTAATTATTCATTAAACGTAAGTGGAAAATGGAATCTTACTGTTGACACACCATTTGGCAAAGAAGAATACTCTTTAAATATATCTAATATAAATGGAAGCTTAACTGGATCAGTTTCTCACGAAAAAGGAGAGGCCATCATAAGCGATGCATCTTTGCTAGACGGAGCATTCAAGTGCTCACTAAATGTTGATTACCCCATAAAAGCCACTGTATACTTGCAGGCAAGTGTTATCGACAGTAATAAGATGTTTGGAACGCTGCAGATTGATCAGTATTTAGAAACCTTATTTGTTGGGTCAAGATAATGGGATTATATAACTTTACTTCCTCTTCAATACATGGAAAAGAAAACTACCTTGCTGAGTTTGATGGCAATGTAACTCTAGTGGTAAATATAGCTAGCAAGTTTGGATATGAACCCCAATGCTCAAAGCTATGGTCGTATGCAAGAACTGGAAGACAGCTTTGGCAATTGCAGTCAGTGCATGATGAGTTTAAAGATAGGGGCTTTTCTGTTTTAGCATTTCCATGCAATCAGTTTGGTTCAATGGACCCAGGCACTAATGAGGAAATAGCAGATTTTATCAAATGCAATTATCCTTTTGTTACTTTTCCTATTTTTGAAAAAGTTGAAGTAAATGGAAAAAATGAACATGAAATATTTTCCTTTCTTAAAGGTTATGAAAAAAGAGCTTATTCTGACTTTGCTGCAGATGGCTCAGAAGAAGCTAAGAAGGGTCAAAATTTAGCAGGTCAAGCAATGGCAAGAATCTCTCATAATTATGAAAAGTTTTTAGTGAGCAGAGATGGAATTATGATATCTAGATTTAATTGGCAGGATATGCCACTAGATGAAATTCCTAGAATTCAAGGTGCAGGCTGGACAATTAGAGAAGCAATAGATGAGGTATTAGGGTAATGGAAAATTCTAACAATAAAAAACTAAGTAGTATCGCCTATCCTGTTTCGCCAAAGATAGGTGAAGATGAGATAAAAGAAATAGCTAATTTTGAATATGAAGAGTTGGCACCTGGTGTCGTGGTCATAAAGAACGCCTTTAAAATAAACGAAGAGCTAATACTTTCTCATATCGACTCTAGAGCAGAAGAAGCACACAGAACTAGATGGACGTGGATAAAAGATGAAGAGGGACAAGAATATGGAATCAATGAAGACGGTTTTAGATACAGACCTGAAGACGTCCCCAATGCTCCCGTTAGACTACTTGATCCAGTAAATCCAGATACTGAAGAAGAGATAAAAGATTTTTTTATTTATTTAGAAAATCAAATCTACAAAGGATTGTTAAAGTACATTGACTTTTATCCACTCATGATTGGCAGCATCTGGTGGAAAACTAGGGGCCATATTTTAAGATACGGAGATGGTGGGATACTCGGTTGTCACGCAGACAATGATACAAACTATAAGGTAACCAATGGGATTAGGTACATGCCTAAAGGAATGGTTGCGTCCAGACAAACATGTGGAGCTTTGGTTTACTTAAATGATTCTGTTGACACAGAAGAAGAATTAAATGGAAGAAACTTTACTGGTGGAAATCTTAGATTTGTTCATTTAAAAATTTCTTACAAACCAAAAAAGGGAGACATAATATTTTTCCCAACAAATTATGTTGCGTCTCACGATGTTGAAAAAATGGGCAGTGGGGTTAGATATTCTTATTTAACATTTTTTGGACAGGGAGCAAGTGATCAAGCTACTAATATAGTCATAACAGAACCCGATCAAAGTTTTGAATGGTGCCCTCCAGTATGGTTGAATAATATATATGATGACTATGAAAGATTCTGTAGAACCCCATATTCATTCTGGGAGAATGCAGGAAAGTACAATTTAGAAGCAGGATGGAACCCAGTCTATCAAGGCAGAGAGATAGTTCAATATAATAAGTCACACGACGCTCTTGAATTAGAAGATAAAACTGAAGAAAACAAAGGTTCGTTGATTGGCGATAACGAATTACATGAAGGACCTTGTGGCACTAACCCTATTGAAATATGAAGATCTCAATAGATGATTTAAATATAGAAAAGCACGACATGGGAATAGTTGTGTTTAAAAATGTCATACAAATGAAAGAGTATGACTATGTGTTGGATAAAATTTCTTTAATGAAAAAAGAAGCTATTGAAAAAGATTACACAATTATTAATGACGAACTAGGAAAACCACTTTACGCCATCAATAGAAGTGGTCATAGATACGCAATTGATGATCTAGAAAAATCCTGTAGTCATATTATGAATTTTGTCAATGAATATAGCGATGAAAAGTATATAAGCTTTTTTGAAATGTGTGAACAGGCACTATACCAATGCTTGATTAGATATGTGGAATTTTTTCCTATGATGCTCCCCTGCCTTTGGTGGAGAACCCAAGGTCACATAGTCGCATATGGCCCTGGGAGCAGTTTTGGGACCCATTGTGACAATGATGTAAACTACAAGCCAGGAGCTGAACCAGATCAGCAATTAGCAATTAGAAATGTAGTTGGTGGATTGATTTATTTTAATGACTCTGTAGATGAAGATGATTTTTCTGAAAAGAAAAAAAACTACATAGGAGGAAAGATAATATTCCCGTATGCTAATTTTACTTACACTCCTAAATCTGGAGATGTAATAATGTTTCCATCCAATTATCTTGGAACACATGAGGTTGAAAATGTTACAAGAGGAGAAAGATACGCCTATGTAGGATATTTCGCTCAGGGATCAAATGATTCCTCAAAGGGGATAAACATAAGAAACCCTTCTCCTGTAATAGATAGTGGTCAAGTCTGGATGCCCGACATAGTTTCAGATTACGTTAAGAGTGTAGATCTTCGTCATTCAGATAAATCCAAAAAAGAATATAATAAACTAGTTCAGGCGTGTGATAGACAATACACTAGCGACAATACTAATAAAGAATTGGAACATAAAAATGTTTAACAATGTAAAAGGAAAAAACTTAGGTGGTGGCGTTATTCTTTTCGAAAACGCAATAAATTTAGACTGGAAAAAAGTTGTAACTAAATCTTCAGACTTAATACAACAAGAGTGGGAAGATATGTATAAGCCAGCTTTAGATCCAGAAACTGGAGAAGAAGTTTACATTAATAAAAGCGGTTACTTTTTTGGCAAAAACAATATCGACTCAATGCCGATGAGAGCATCTGCTATTCATTTAAGTGACGATGAATATGTTCAAGATATTTTGCTACAATTAGAAGGGTGTAGAGATAAATATCTTTTGAAGTATTTAGAAATCTTTCCACTAGCATACAAATGTATATGGTGGAAGGTGAAGGGTCATATTTTAAAGTATAAAAAGGGTGTTTATTTAGGTTCACATTCTGATATAAGTGCAGATTACGTATATGATGTTTGGGAACCAAAAGATCAGTTGGCCCTTAGAAATGTTGTTACTTGTTTAATATATTTTAATTCTTCTGTATCTTCTAATGAAGAAATAAAAGATGATGAATATGTTGGTGGTTCTCATTATTTTAATTATTTAGATATTGAATATACTCCTAAAGCTGGCGATATTATGTTTTTTCCCTCTAATTACATGGCCGCACATGAAGTAAAGCCGGTTACAAGCGGCGAAAGATACTCTTACCTTGGTTGGTATAGTCAGGGCACTCCAAATCCAGCTGTACACGAATATGTAGCAGATCCAATAAAAGAACCACAGCTAGCAACAAAGGCGACTAATGTGTATATGCCAACACTTAGAGAAGATTTTAGATCATATCTTTTAGAGTCTGGATACAGTGAAGATTCTCCACAGTTGTATATTACAAAATCAAATTATTAAGATTTAACTATGAGATATAATGAAACGGAAAGAAGTATTGACTCAAATACTACACATATATTTTATGTGGACGGATCTCATAGACAGGGCAACAACACGCTGAGAAGATTAATGCTAGATTGCTTCCCTACAATTTCTATCAATAAACCATTAAGGCACACTGTAGATAATTTTAATCAGGCTTTATTAGATAATGACATCGTGATAGCAACACTTAGACATCCAAAAGAATCAATTAATTCTTTTTGTGGATACAAAAAAATTAACCCACTAGACAAAAAAGAAATAACTATGTATTTAGAATTTTACAACTATCTTCATCAGTTTTTATTTTTAAATAAGAATAAAATTTACTTTATAGACTTTAATGACATAATAACCAAACCGCATGGAATTGTAAATTATTTTAAAGATAAATTTTTAATAAAAAATAATAATGTATCAAAATATGAAAATTTAACACAAACGCCGTTTTTTACTTTTATTGACGAAAACGGTGTAGATGGTCATAATAAAACTTCAAGTTTAGACACAGAAGATAAACTATCCTGGATGTTAGAAAATAGTTATTATAAAGATTCAGAAAATTTATATAAAAGTTTATTATTAGAAAAAATTCAATTAGAGGACAAATAATGATATCAAAACATATAGGCATGGGTGTAGTTATCTGCGAAGAAGTTATAGATATAGATCAAAGCTTTTTGTTTGAGTACATTTCTTGGCTTAAGTCAAATCAAGAAGATACATTTACTTATGTTGAAGAAGATGGAATTAAATACGCAGTTAACAAGACTGGTTTTAAATTTAATTTAGAACATATATCTATGGCACCACAAAGATTTGTTAACACAAAAGGCGTAGGGTTAAATATCGAAGTGCCACAGAAATATGTAGATTTTGTAGACTCTTTAGAGAATGCAATCTATGATTGCATAGTCGAATACTGTTGCTATTTTCCCGACGCTGCATCAACTTCTTGGTGGCGACCAACCGGTCATATAGCAGGATATGAGAATGGACAAAGAATAGGCCCACACTGTGACGATCAAGTTCCTTTTGAATGGGGAAAACCAACAGGAAACCAAGTTTCAATGCACAATAGCTCCAGCATTAATCTATATCTTAATGACTGCGTCGATGATGTGTCTCAACTAAATGGTTTTAATTATATTGGAGGAGAATTAAATTTTCCAAATATAGATTATAAATGGAAACCTAAAATCGGCTCCGTTGCTATTTATTCATCAAATTACCTAGGTAGGCACGAAGTGCTTCCAGTCACATCTGGTCAAAGATATGCCTACCTTAGTGTGGCTTCTTATGGAACTTCTTTCGATCAAAAAGAATATGTTGGCGAACCAAATAATCAAAAAATATGGATGAAAGACTTACAGGATGACTATCAAGAGAGATCTAAATTGAAAAAATATTCACTATAGCAACTTTAATATAAGTCAAATATCTCCTTTACTATAATAAAGAATGTAGGAGACCTTAATGCTGTATAATGATTCTATATCATATAATCAACCAGGGGTTAGTTTCCTAGGAAGCGTTACCATATCAGTCCCCGGATTGAGCCTACCAATTTTAATTGGTGGAGTAAATATCTTCTTTTCAGAAGAGGTAGACTATTCAAATAATACAAGTCTTGGAATAGTTACTGTCAGTTACGCTCCTTCAGGGTCAATATCCTTACAAAGTAGCTACCAGACCTCAAATGCAGTAGTGAGCTACTCTGTAACAGAGAGTGAGTCTATAGCTCAGCTTTCAATAGAAACAGATTATGACACAGCAAATGCTATAGCAAACGCTAGTTATATTAATATAAATTCTTATTCAGAGATATCTATTGATTATTAATTCAATTTAAAATAGTACTATTATTAACAGGCGCTATGTTTTAGGAGACGAAATGTCCAACACAGTTTTGGTAAATGATACTGTTAAAATAACAGTAAAGTTTATAGACGGAAATCAAGAAGAAGTTTCCCCCTCAGATGTCATTGTCACAATAGTTGACTCTCAGGGGGAGGCGGTTACTGCTCCTACGGTAAATGAGGTTTCACCCTCAGAATATTATATTAATTTTACTCCAACCTACGCAGAGCAATATACTATATCTTTTATTGGATTAATCCCCAATGCGCCAGACATAGTTGCAAGTCAGATTCTTTATGTTAGCGATCCAGATGAAGAGTATAAGCCAACAGTAACCTTAAGGGAAGATGAAGTAATATCATTCGGTGCCGATATATCGCCTTTATATGTTGATCCAGATGAGATACTGTTAATATTCCCAGATTCAAGCAGACTTGAAATAGCAGAAGTGATCCACGCCTACTCTCATGAGGTTAACTCTCTTTTCTCAATTACCGCAGATACTGTTAATCCAATGGAAATTATGGCAAGCTATGGCATTCCTCCATTCTCTGTATATCAGTACATTAGAGCCTCTACAGCTTGTGAGCTAACAAGAATCTATGGTTATGGTGGAGATGATGAGTTAAGTGTTGAATTAGCAGACCTTAAAATAACAAATAGAAATACGCCACGAAGCAACATAACCAGATCTAATGCGACTACCTGGTGCCAAATTGCAGCAGCACTTAGAAAAGAAATTGTTAACAAAAGAGTCGGCATTAAGGGAGTCCAGCCAAAAGGCCTGCCGAGATTCAAGGGCTACAGTCCAAGTGGTTCTCTGGATCCAGAAACTGGAGCATTAATATTTATCAATGACACAAACACCTACGGAAGTAGAGATATGTCTAGACCGGGTCTTCCTTCGATTCAAGGCGATGACCCAATTCCAGACAGAGGAATAAAGAGATATGATTAACCCTAAGGCAACTTTTAAGAAGATACTAAAAGACTGGGGACATGACATACTTTATCAGAGAAGGTTGTCTGATGACTTTGTTTATTCTGATACATTAGAGAGAATAACTACCAGAAATCAACTTCCAAGAAGCAGCTCTTTAATGGTTTCTCTGGAAGAACAAAAAGAAGGAAATCTCACTAATCATGATTTAATTTACTTTTTTGAAAGTAATGTAAATCCAAAGTCCGGAGATAGAATATATGAAGAGTCCTATGACTCTTTAGAAGATGCCATTATCTATCTAATTGACCTAGCCCATCCCGTAAGAGGAAGGCGTGGAGAGATAAACTTCTGGATGGTTGGAGTTACAAAAGAAAGACCAAGTTCGTAAAATGTTAATAGTTAAACCAGGAACCGAAGTAGAGATACCATTAATTTATAAAGATGGATACACCTATGTCGATCCAGATGAAAATATTATAGTATTTTTAAAAAGAGGCTTTAGCATTCCTGGTCCAGTCATATTAGGGCCAGCTAGATATTCAATAGAAGAACTTTCTGCAGAAGTTACCATTCAAAGACTGGTTAATTCCAGCATGACAATGAAGAAAGAATCTACTGGTTCTTACACTTTAAAGATCATCATGCCAGACAATCTTTTTGATGGAGTGTACACAGTAGAAGTAAATGCTTATGTAAATAATCTTCTTGTGTCAAAAGAAATAAACCTTCAATCCAAAAAAGGTTATACGTCTTATGATGAAAGTTTTGATACAGGAGTTAAGCGCATTGATGTAGGCAGTAGGTCTAGTTACAACTCCATAGGAAACTCAGCAACAATGACGACCCTATTAATAGGGCACACTGATGCTATGGAGCCATACGGTATAGTTAAGTTAGCTTCTATGCAAGAAGCTGTTAATACATTAAGAGCCGATATAAATTCTCCTCTTCTTAGAGGTGTTTTTGATGCCTACTCCTGTGGAGCTAAAGACATATACATCATGTCGTGCGGCTACATAAATGAATACGTTGATGATGTAAGTGAAAGAAATGTCAAAATATTTGAAGACGATTCTTCTACTCCAAATACCTATAGTTTTTATGACTTGTATTATAACAGATTAACAGAGTGTTATAAATTACTAAAAGACTATGAATTCTTAAATATAATTGTCCCTTTAGAAACATCAATTATAAATACTGGAACAAATAATTTTGTTAAACAACTATCCAATCACTGCGAGCAAATGCAGATCGAAACCGGAGAAGTAATAATGGGAATTATCGGTTCAAGAAATAATGGAATGACATTTGACGACGTAGACGAATTGTATGAAAAAGATTTTAACATAGAATCAAATGTGGACGAAAATGGGTTTATTACTTCTGATCCAGGAAAATATGTAGTTTTGGTTTATGGAGAAGCTGTTTTTAGTCATAAGCAATTTCAAAGAAGTTACGTTAGTTCAATGGCTGCACCAATGGCGGGAATGCTGGCATCAACAAGGTTAGATAGAGGATTGAGCAGAGCAAGAATACCTGGAGCAGTTTCAGTTCATGGAGTTGATTTAAATAATGCTCAAGCAAAAAAACTTCAAGAAAAAGGTATAAATACAATAGTCAGAGGACAAAGATCAAGAAGGGCGGCATTGTTTGATGTACTGCTCACAAGCGATTTTACTCAGTCAATAAGCGAATCCTATAAGGACTCCGTAAACGTAAGACTTGTTTCTGTAATTATTTCTGAAATTCAATCTTTAGGCAATGTTGCTATTGGTAAATTTGGATATGATAAAATTATAAGATATGTAGAAGAATATATGTCATCACTTCAGCAGTCTAGATTAATTATAAATTATAAAGTAGATTCTTACGCTGACAAATTTGAAAAAGGAGTACTTTATTTTAATATAAATATGACTTCTGCTAGAACACTAAGAAGTATTTCTTTTAACGTAGCAACAGGCAAGGAGTCGTAATGACACAGAATGTAATTGGTTTTCCAACTGGAAATAAAAATGATGTTAGTTTTGATAGAGTATTTGGCGAGCCTCTTCAGGCTAGTGGAAATTTAACCTACCTTGAATTTATAGCTGTAGTAAAAGCCCTTTGGGAAAATGCGTATCCAGATATAAAGATAAGGCCTTCCCAGCGGAGGAGTGTATGCAGAATATCCTGTTATTGTTTATGGTTTAGAATTGAGAAAAACTCATTCTAACGAACCAAAGCCAAGAACAAGAACTACTCAAACTAATAAAGATGTAGTAGTTTTTGGTCAAAGATTTCAAAACATAGTTAGTTTTTCAGTTATAACTGAAGGAGATACAGCAACAGCCAAGGGTTCTTCAGCTAGATATTCTGGGGCAGAAGTAGCAGATAATATAATGGAGATATTTGAAGATTTCATGTTAGAACATACTCCTGTTTTTAAAAGATTAGGAGCTTCAGAGTTCGTTTACTCCAGAAGGCTATCTGATGCTGATGAAAACAGAGAGAGTACCGACCTATGCAAAAGAACTGTCACTTATATGTTGACCACAGAAAAGCTTTTTGCACAAAATGTTGGCCGTATTGAGCAAATAGCTGTAGACGTAAGAAGATATATGGCTTATGAAAAAGAGCTAATAGATAGTGGAATTGGAACAGCAACTCCTAATTTTACTGGCACTGAAATAACCCTAGTAGACCTATATCAAACTTCCACTCCAAATAGTTAATGTAGTTTGTTTTTATAAGTTGGCTATTACTATATTGTCTGAAGTAAACATATTCTATTGCCGCAAGCGGAGGTCTAAAATCCAATGGCTCTACCAGGTGTAAAAACAGTAATTAAAGATCGCTTTTATAGCATCTCCAGACAGGATATTCCTGTCGGACCAAAAATTTGCCTCATTGCTCGCAGAAGCACTGCTGACAATGCAGGCAACGTAAGAGATCTCGACGTAGTACAGGCTACTACCGAAGAAGACGTAATCACAGCTTTTGGCGAGAATTCAGATGCCCACAGAGGTTACTTTGAATTAATCGCAGGTGGAGCTGAAAGAATCTTTATTGTCCCTCTTCCATCAGACACAACCTGGAACTACAGTAGTGGTGAAGTTGACAGTGATGATTTTGGTGGAACTCCAGCAGAGCTTCTTGACGCAATATTTGAAGCCGCAGAGTCGATTCAGCCAGACATCATCGTTCCTTGGGGTAGAGGCGCAAAGTCAACTGACTTTGACTTCACTGCAGGTGCAACACCAAACTGGCCAGGAGATGCTTACGGTTTCGTAGCAGACAATGCCTCTTCTGCAAATAGCTTTGTAGCAAAGATTGGCGCAAAAGTTAAGGCAATTTCTGAGAATTCATACCCATGCTTTGCTGTTCTTGGCGTCAAGCCATATGTTGATGGCGCATCTGAAATCATGACTCCAGGTGAGGTGTCTACCCATATTGGCGCAAATGGTCAAACAGGATTAATCAGCAGAACAAATGCAACTTTCGACACTGGAGCAAATGAAGGCGTTGGCAAGTATGTAGTAATCATTTCTACAGAGATTAAGCCAGTTAATTACAATTCTGCTTGGGGTTTTGCAAATGGTGCAACAACTTTTGCAGCTGCAATTAGCAGAATGGCTTCGTTTACTTCTCCAGTAAACAAGACTGCTTACAACGTCGCAAGTATCAGATACAATCCAACAAGAACTCAACAGCAGTACATCGCTGACAGAGGTTCTAACTTTGTTGCATTAAACTTTAATAAAGTTCCAGTGTTTGTTGAAGGTTTGACAATGGCTCAGCCAACATCAGATTACACAAGAATTTCTACCTTTAGAATCATCACAGAGGCATCTACTCTCGTGAGACAAGTTTGTCAGAAGTTTGTTGGCGAAGCCTCAACTCTGCAGACTCGTAACTCAATGGAGACAGCTATTACCTCTGCATTACGAGGCATGCAACAAATGGGAGCCTTGCTGAACAGTGACTTCTCTGTAAGTTATGTCGCAGCAGAAAACAAGGCGTTTATTGACCTCGTATTAACACCAGCATTTGAACTCAAGACTATTGAAGTTCAAGTGTCAATCAACATATAATAAATACCGTATTGGAGGGTATATAAATGGCTGAAGATTATTATAACGGTCCGGTTAATAAGTATCTTAATACTTACACCACTTTCTCTGGAGCTGACATAGTTGCTACCTTTGGTGGCGTTGAAATCGGCGCACTTTCTGGAATTACTTTCTCAGTAACAAGAGAAAAAGCACCAATCTACACAATGGGTTCACCAAACCCACGCTCTTTCTCAAGAGGCAAAAGAGGTATCGCAGGTTCATTGATTTTCACAGTCTTTGACCGCCCAGCTCTTTACCAGATGCTTGAGACAAACTATGCGAGCAACAACCCACAAAACTTCTTCACAAGAGTAAGCAATACTCTTCCTGGAGATCCAAATCACAAGAGAGGCATAGCAGAATTTGACAAGCAGCAGTTAGACGTTGTTCAGCAAATTCCTTTCTATGCTGACCAGATCCCCCCATTTGACATCACGATTACATTTGCTAACGAGTATGGACAAGGCGCAGTTAGATCAATCTACGGCGTTGAGCTCTTGAACGAAGGCTCAGGAGCTTCAATGGACGACATCGTCATCGAAGAGACAATGACCTACGTTGCACGCGAAATTGGCCCAATGTACAAGATATCAAATTCACAGCTTACTGGTGGCCTTTTCAACGGTGAGAATGTTCTTAAGGACATTATTAACGAAGAGGTTCCTGGAACAGCAGGCCTTAACAAGAATGGCGTTAAGATAATTAGACCATAATTGGCTACTGCTGTCAATTACTAATGGTGTGGGGACTGGAGTTTTTCTAGTCCCCATATCTATTTACAAAAAGGAATCTGAATGCATAATAAAGATAAACTATGGACCTATGATGCTGATAGCATGAGAAAATATAGGATTCAACATAATCTTCCAGATCCATTTTCAAACATGTCCTTTGCTGGCGTTGATATATCCGCAGCAATGGT